GCTGCGCCGGGTGTTTTGCTCGTTCATGGCTCACTCTCCGAAATATTGCTTGACATAATCATCTTTTGTCAAGTATCCGCGCTTGACAAAATCATCGCAGGCTGCTCGCGCATCTGACGGCAGGTCGGCATAACCTTTCTTGCGGCCGCGTGCTGGAGCATCACCGCCACCTGTTGCCGCCGGGGCTTGTTCGCGGCGCGGGTTCTGCATGGTCGGGAAGAACTGCGGGTATTTCTTGCGAACCTCGTGCGCGACCTTTTCCAGGAACGCGGATCCCACAGACGCTTCACCAGCCGCGCGCAGCTTCTGGCCGACAGCAATAGCGACGGCTTGCGCTTCCGGGTCATTCACCCATTCATTGCGCTGCTGCCATTCCTGCGTCTGGCGCTGGATTTCTGGGTCTACCTCTGCATCTGGGTAGCGGCTGTTTATTTCATATTCGTGATGCGCACGCTCGCCGTCATTCTTTAGACCCTTCATAACGCGACCAAGCTGTCGCTCATTAAAGTCTATGCTTTGTTTATAGTCGCGCTCCAGTTGTTCCAACCTGTCTTCAATTTGAAGTTCACCATCAACATCAAAGTTGTTGCGAGCTTCGACGCGAAGCCTTCGTAAGTGATCTCGTGTTTGCTCATGAAGCCGCTGCTTGTACTCTCGCTGGAACTCTGCAAACTTGATAGCAGATTCCTTCACCGCAGCAAGCTCGCGCTCCTGCTCGATCAGCTTCTGCTGTGCGCGTCGCAGTTCGTTGCGGGTCAGCGGCAGGGACTCATCGGCACGGCGCACAAACTCGGCCGCGTCGGTGAAGTTGGCAGGGTCGCCACGGTATTCAGACTTTGGACGCCAGCCCATAGCGCGGGCGCGCTGTTCAACCGTTACCGGGGTTTCGGGGACTTCTTCTTCTTGCCGCAAGCCATCGCCATCACCTGTAGGTTCGTCGTGTTGTTGGTCGTCATCGGGAGGCAGGTCTTCTGCCAGTTGTTGCAGTTCTTCGCTCATGTTAGCTCACCTCGGCGCTGTTGCCGGTCAGGATTGCGAGTACGTCCTTGTCGTTGATGACGCGGTATTCCTCTCCGTCGTCACCCCGGCACAAGATGCCGGAATACTTGGCGATCAGCACGCGGTCGCCGGGCTGGGGCTTGCGATGGTCGTTCCAATCGTCGAACGCCATACCGCCGACAGCGATAAGTCGGCAGCGGGTTTCGGCAAGCTGATCCTGTTCCTGAATGTTACGGGCCAGCACGATGCCGCCTTGCGTGGTTTCCTCGACCTTATCGGGCAGGACAAGGCACTTGTATTCAACGGGATTGATTCCGGAGGCGTTCATTGTTCATCCTCCAGGTCATTGAGGCTGTCCAGCTCAATATCAAGCAAAGCCGTCAGGCCCTGGCAGTGGTTCTGCATTGCCAGAATCTTCACCTGCGATTCCTGCAATTCCTGCGGTGAGTTGTTCAGGAACTTGGACAGGCTCAAGGTCTCCAGGTTCTTCTGCTGGTTGTCCCGGTATTCCGTCAATGCCGTCAGGATATACGCTGTCACCGGGTGCTCTTTCCATTGCTGGAACTGCTCCGGCGTCAAACGGTTGATCGTCTTCTCGCTCATCTTCGTCTTCTCGCTCTTCGGTTGCTAACTGCGCGGCCTCACTTGCGGCCATTGCCGCCGGGACGATTGCCTCGGGCGGCACCTGCATGATGTTGACGATGGTTTCAGCCACGATGCGCTGAATCTCCGCCAGCATTTTTTGCTCGGTGTATTCGGCTTGCTGCTCCTTGAGATCCATCTCGCGCTCTTTGACGACGACCTCGCGGCGCTTCATGTCGGCATCAAACAGCGCCTGCATGATGGCGGCCTGCTTCGCCTCCTGCGCGTCCTGCGCCATCGCCTTCTGCTGCTGATCCATCGCGGCGGCATCATAGGGCGCAACCATGTCCGCCTTCTGATAGCCGATGGCCTTCAAGTATTCGTTGGTGAGCATCTGCTCATTGACGCCCGGCCTGCCGGTGACTTGCATGGCTGCCGACGCCATCGCCATGCGCTGCGCCGTGCTGGAAATCGACGGGTCAGCCACAGGGATAATGTCGCGGTCGGACATGGTGAAGTCTTGCGGGCTGGCTTCCGGGTCATCCAATACAGTGAGGTATTCTTGCGGATCAAGATACAGACCATCCAGCTTGAACAGTTTCCGCAATTCTTCGGACAGACTGCGCCATATGCGCTTGTAGATCGCGTTGAACGTCTTCTGTCCTTGCTCGATCATCGCCAGCACGGTCGTCGCCGGTACGCCCGCGGACGGCATTTCACCGGACAACACGTCCTTGACGGCTGCCAGTTCGTTGGCGGCATCGATCACCATGCCAAGCAAGGAGAACAGGGTAGGCGATGCTTCCTTGGTCGGGATAGGCACGATGTTGCGGGCCAGGTCGTCGCCGGATGCATCAACGGGTTTCCATTCGCCAGGCTGAAACCGCATAGCGCCGCCCTTGAGCCGCAGACCCTTGCCGATAAATCCGCCGGACAGGTTCGCCAGCGTGCCAGCATCGGTCAGCTGGTTAATCAGCGTGTTGGCCGCCTCATTCAGCGGGTACAACAAATGGCCGAATCCGATGCAGTGCAATTGCCCGTCAAACGCTGGCATGAATCCATAGGGCGTGAACTGGTCTTCGCAGATGATGCGCACGACTCGCGGCTTGCCGTCCTTGTCCGGGCCAACGATGACGCCTTCACGGCTGAATCGCGGGAGGATGCGCAGGACTTTGCCGGATTCCTTAGCCACGGTGACAATGTACGGCTCTTCGTAGCCGTCTTCGTCAAGGTCGAGGTAGCGGTGCTGCTCGATCAGCGTGTTGATGCTGTCATCCGGCGCTTCCGACTCGGTTGCGTCGTCGGTCAGTTTGCAGTCAACAAACATCCCCATGCGCTGACGCTCGATGATGTCGTTTTCGTACATTTCGAACGTGTGCGACAGGCGGCGCGCGGATGCCCAGCTCTTGGCCTGCTGGTTGACCACGATGGCGTCACCGGCAATCAGTTCGGACACCGGACGGCCCTTGACCGGGTCGAAATATGTTTTCTTGAACATCTGACCGCAGACCGGGAGCATGGTCAGCAGCTTGTCCATGTCCTCATCCCAGCTTTCCATCTGGTTCAGCAGTTGCCAGTTCATGTACGTGCTGACGCGCTTGCCTCGCTTGTGCTTCTGGTCTTCAGCATCAATGCCGACAACCTTGCAGGAGACGACCTCGGCTCCGCGCACAATCTCGGGATACGCACGGGCGCTGAACTTGATGGCGGCATTGGCAATCAGCGGGAACTTGATGTTTGCGGCCTTGGGCCAGGGGAAGGTCTTTTCTTCGGCGGTCAGCTTGGCAAGCTCGATGCCCTTGCGGTATCCGACCAGCCAGCCTTCCATGCTGCTCAGGTCGTTTTCGTACTCGTTGACGCAACGATGGCCGATCTTCATCAGCTCGTCGGATTCCAACATCTCCGCGATGTTCTTCGCGTCAATGAAGCCAGCCAGACGGGCAAGGCCGGTCGGTTTGTCGGTGCTTTCGGATTCCGGCTCAGAGTCCGGCGTATATTCGTCTTGCATCAGTATCCACCTACGTCTGACCGGCCATCGTCGCCCCAGTCGTCGAAATATTCGTCGTCTCTGGGTTTCGTGCATGATACAGCAATGCCGCTCATCACTAAATACCGTGTTGCGTCCATGATATGATCATTTTCTTTGATAATACGCCCATGCTCGTCCCTGCGGTAGATGCGATATTCAGCAAGCCAGTTCTGCATGGTCTTAAAGACCTTCAGTCGCCCAGTGCTTAACCGTTCCCACACCTGATAGATACCGGACTCCCGCGAGTTGTCAGCGGCTCGCACCAGCAGCCCAAGGTCGCGGTAAGTGTCCATCAGCGACTGTCCGTCAGCCTGTGACCGGCCACGGGATGCCGGATCAATAACCCCTGGAATCCATGCGCCGCGAGACTTGATCGAAGTTGCGTGAATAGACGGCTCTGCCTGACCGCGATAGTGCTCGCTGAACAGGTACAGCGTGTCAGACTCCCTGTCCAGCGCGCCAAAGACAGCGGCCGTGCGATTCCAGCCCACGTCCATGCCAAACGCGCGCGGCCAATGGTCGGGGATGCTGAAAGGTTCGCAGGTGATTTCAGACTCTGGCACGGGATAGATTGCACCAGCGCCAAGCGACGGAATTCCCTTGCTTCGTGCATCGCGCAGGTGCGGCGGCGTGGATGCCAGCAGTTCGCGCTTGGTATCGGCGTCCAAATGCGGAACGTCATCCCAGCCCGCGAAAACCGTAAACTTTGACTCGCTGATCTCAGGCATGTTTGTCAATCCGGTATTCAGTGGGCAGGAACGACATAACCGTATCCGACAAGCCTTCCAGCGGGGTGAACGTCAGAAGCACCAGGCCTCGAGTTGTTGCAGTACGGATCAGGCATTCCCCATAAACGTCAACAGGCGGCTCCTCATCCAGCCAGATGATGTGCTGTGCCGTTCCTTCAAACGAGCCGCGCCCCTGCTGGTAGGACTTGAGTCCAAGAGTTGACCAGCCGCCGGACACATGGCGCACTTTGACAGTGTCGGCCAAGTCGGCCACACCCTGTTTCCATGTCACTCCGCCGATATCGTCACCCGGTATCATGCCAGTTCCGCTAAACGTCTTTCTCCCGTTGGCGAAGGCGACAGCGCCAAGAAGTTTGTCTTGCAGGATGTCGCGGGTCGTTTCGTTGGTCTTGCCCGCCGCCCAGAGTCGCACAGGCTTGTCAAACCGACGGCCTTCCCACCAGTCGGGATACCGGCCGGTCAGGTGCAGCGTGGACTCAAACGCGCCGGATTCGGTTTTACCAACACGGTTCGCAGCCATGAAGCAGCGTTCGCGGTATTTCGCCCCCGCCCTAAAAAACTCCAGATGCTTTTGGTACAGTTCGCGCCGATGTTCGCCATCAGCCGGGAACATGGTAAACAGTTTGCGTCGTGATTCTCTGCGCGCTTTTTCCTCAAGCAGCGCCAGGAGTTCCCGCTTTTGCGAGTAGGTTAGCGAGTTTGTCATTCAGGTCTTCGTCCGACATATTGCTGATGTTCAGACTGCCATCGACGTCGATAGCGGTACGGTCGCCGTATTTTTTGGGAGCCATCCTCGCCGCTTCCCATTTGATGTTATCGCACATCAACCGGGCGCGACCTACGTCCTCGACTGTTTCGGCAATTTCCTGCATCTCACAGACTCGCGCTTCGGCGTACTCTTCGCGCGCACGCGCGAGCATGTCCAAAAGATCGCTGTCGTTGTTGATTACGTAGTACAGAGTCGACCTAGGAATACCCATATCTCGGCACACATTCACCAGCGGCGTTCCGTTCGCTAGGCGCTGAATTGCTTCGATGACTTGCTCTCTACTACAACTCACAGCTCACGCTCCACACGGCAAAGCGAGGGTCAACTTGTGACAGCAATTGCATAGCCTTGCGGATGCGAAGTCCTCGCTCGCCATCCCATTGGCCAGACTCTTTCAGGAACTTCATGACCGTCACACCACGGCGCTTAAGCTTCTGAGCCTCGACCTTGGCCGCCGTGCTCACACGCGCCTGCGCTGCTTTGGCCCCGTTCTTGGCTCTTGTCTCGGCAGAGCAATGCGGTTCGTCTCCGCCGTCGGCTACGTTGAGTAAGCGCCCCGATGCTTTATGAGCAGCGATCAGACGCCGTTCTGCGTCAGCCCACTCATGCGGCGCAACTACCTCCAGCACCTGAAGGACTGGTTTCTTGTCGTCTGCGGCAAGCTTGCGCATCCAACAATAGACGGGATAGTTCCTTCTGCGCATGTCGAGTAAATGCTTTTTCAGCCGTTGCTGTGAGTCCTTGGCTTTGCCTATATACCTGATTTCATGTGTTTCGGGGCAACACAAGGCATAAAGCTCGATGCGCTCTATGATCTCCGGCGAATAGTCGGACTTGCTGCTCACTTTACCTTCCCCTCCATATATCGCTTAATCCACGCACTCAGCGTATCCACGCCCACAAAGCCCATAAACACGCCACAGAACACGGCCATATCGGATGACATGCCAAGGTGCAGCAATA